ACAGCCTTATTACTGGCAGACTTCTCAACACCCTTTCCACTCTTCACAACCTTGACCTTCTTTTTAACTTTCTTGGTCTTGAGGTTCTGAGCCTTTCTTTGGGAATCTTCCCATGCTTTAGCTTGCATAAGAATTATGATAGAACGATGGTCAAACAATTGTTTAACCTCTTCATCATTGAAACCTTTAGAGTTGGCAAAGGTACGCAGATCAGCAGCAATAGCTTTTTGCTGTTCTGGAACACCCCAGGCTGGTATTAATTTTACTAGCTTAGTGTATTCTTCTTGCGCCCATTGGTTGAATTGTTGTTGATGCTCTTGAGCCTGATATTCATTTTCTTGAGCTTGTGCCTGTTGCAGTTGTTGTATGTTAGCTTGGGCTTCACGAAATTCATCTCGTTTAGTAAGGTACTCTTCCTTATCTTCCGCTTTCAATCGTTCCCAATCTATATTCTGATATTCTTTTAGAGATGCAAGATTTAACTGTGCTGCATCTGACAAAGAACGAATATACTGCTGTCGAGCCTCCTGAGTCTTAGCAACCTCTTGCTGATAGTATTGACCAGCTTCATCAAGTTGCCTTCGGTACTCGCTTAACTCTTGCGTCTTACGTGTATAATCCTGTTGTCGAGAATATCCTTTTAGGAGTTCTTCTTCAGTAACCTCTTGCTCTTCACCATTAATCTTAACAGTATAGAGTCCAGGTGTGTCGTCCTCCTCCTCAACGATTTCTTCTTCGACTTCGGATTCTTCTGAGTCCTCCTCCTCTTCTTCGGATTGTTCATCAGATGCTTCCAATGCTTCCTCTTCAGGTTCGGTTGATTCTTCAACGTCCTCTACTTCTTCTTCAGACGTTTCGGCTTCTTTCTTTTTAGGTGTCTCCTCTTCAGGTTCCGTTAAAGATAGAAACGCTTCTTGTGCTTCCCTTATGCTTCCTTCTGGAAGAGTCGGGATTACTGCTGGTTGCGGGGCTTCTTGCGTATCCGCCATAATAAACTCCTTGTTAGATAAATGGATGTTGCTCTTTAAGAACCTTGTTCATGTGTCCAGTTTCAACTATGGACTGTAGATGACCATGTATTCTATCGAGCAGTCTCATTGCAAGCCAGATTGATTCTCTAGCTTCAACTTCTGTGGAACCGCTGACATTCCAGCGATTCATTAAATCTTCTTTAATTACATTAAATGACTCGTTGAATAACGGATCATTTAAAAGTGAATTAGCTCTTCCTTCCCTTTCTTCTGGTGTCATGTTGCTCCTATAGCTACGGCTCGTTTCTGTTCTCTTTCCAAATCAATCTCTTGCTGCTTTAAGCTAGAATCTATTTGAAGTTTTTGATATTCCTGCTGAATCTTCTGCGCCTTTAACTGAAGCTCACCAGCCTTAATCTCTAGTTCTTGCTTCTTGATCTGCGCCTCCATCATAGTGGCCTGGTCTTCAGGTGAAGGCTGCTCTTGCTGTTGTGGAATTGTTGCTGGGTTAGTTAAGTAGTCATCTACATTCTGGAAGCCCATCGCCTTAACCAATGACGCTCCAAGATTGTACATGTTCTGCTCATTTACAATTCTTAATCCACCCTTCATTGCCTCTCCTGCAAACTGCAGCATTCTGGAAAGGTGAGCCATCTGTTGATCTTTGTTTCCTTGACCCAAGGCAACTGACACAGTGCAATCAAACTTATCGTTCCATACATCAGGACGCACAGGAACCCATTGGTTACGTAACATAACAACTCTTTCATGGTCTTGGTTCTTCATAAGTAATTCATAAATAGTTGTCATCAAGTCTTTAACACCAGTCTCAGCAAAGTTTCTAGCAATCAGCTCTACTCGACTTTGTGCTGCGCCCATGACTGCATTAACAGCCGTAGCGGTAGTATGAGATGTTAAAGCATTCTCATTCAACCCTTGTGACATCCTAGATACACCAGCCCTGGATTCTCTTACCCCATCCAAGTATTCTAACATCTGAAAGGAATAAGGCTCTAATGCTGGAGTTGCTAAAGGTGTGACTGCATTCGGAGACTTAACCCTAACCACACCACCAGGTCTTTGTGTGAGAAGGTCATCAAGGTTAGCCTGACCCTCTAAAATTGCATAGCGCCCAAAGTTCTGGTTATACATGTTGTCCATGAGGTTCCGCATTAATGTCGATTTCATGAGCTGCAGATCCATTACTAGATCAGCTATAGATAATCCAAAGAACTTATGTGGAATCTTTATTGGTGTAATAGAAACAAAAGGTACTGAATCAATCTCTTCGTTCTCAAGAATAGTTGACCCAACAATGCAAACCTTTCTTAACTCAGTTATACCATCACCGTTATAATCTACTTTAAGAAAGCATTCATGTAACCAATAGTTTCTTAAACCTTCATCACCATACTCTTCTCCGCCCCATCCTTCCCAATATCGAGCAGACTTATCAAACGCATAACGCTCTAATCTTTCGGCAGAGAACTGTGTCATGTCGTCATCACCAGCGCCCAGCTCTTCTGGGTCTAAGTCTTTATCGGGGTACATCTCCCTCAATTCTGATAGGGTTTTCTCTACCCTATGACATATGAATCTAGCATCCTGTATATCTTTAGACTCTCTTGAAATAAGAAACTCAGAAGGTGGGATATTTTCTATCTTTACTTTACCAGTTCGCCTAGTTCTACTAATAACTACATCATGGTATGCAATGACTCCCATCGCTTCATCTTCTTCAACATATTCTTCGTGGTGGATTTCTTCAACTTCAGGATTACCCACAAGGATCTCATACTCCATTTCATCAAGGTGAGTATATTCTTCTCGCTGGGGTTCATCGTAGTCATCCCACCATACTTTGACTATACCGTTCTTGCTTAACAAAGCATCTGTGAACCACGAGTAAAGAATCTCCCAACCTGGATTGTCTTTAGTGAATACGTAGTTTACATAGTCTGTAGCCTGTTCTGCCATCTGCACATCTTCGGGGCCATGAGGTGTAAACTTAACCATCTCATCACCGGAAGCAAAGACTCTCATTAAGGAAGGTTTAATCCATTCCACCGTATCTTGAACTGTAGAGTCTACGTACTGTGATCTTCCCTCAACCTCATTACCAAATGGCAAGCCATAGTAATACTCCATAGCTTGCTCTCTTTGCTGGGAGATAGTATCGCCCATATAGCCAAGAGAATCTGTGATCTCTCCACGTACCCTAGTAAGTAGTTCGTCTTCTGATATTTCGTTTGCCATTAAACTATTCCATAATCCCCATAATTAACGTCTTGTGTCCATGCCGGATCTTTACCAGATACAGCAAACCGTTGTGATTGAAACGCATATCGTGTCGCAGACATAAGATCATCTCTAATTGGAACAACCTTATTAAATTTTCTGTGATACATTCTAAATTCTTCAAACCAATCTGAAAGGGTTGAGAAGACTTTAAACTTATCACCCTCTATTGCCTGAAGCATCGCCATCAACCCCTCCTCGATAGAGTTGGAGCCTTTATTAACCCCCAATGCTGGGGGATTAGAAAAATGTTCTAATAAAAAGTTACACCCTAAGTTCCTATATTGGTCAGCCAAGCCCGGATTTCCCATGCTATCCCTGCGATTGCCGTCATGCGGGTAGGCTATGGGTATAAAATGCGGTCTTGTCTTAATGTTCTCTGAATGTACGGAAGGACTCGCTTTAGAGGCTCTATAACAGTCATATACGTAGAATATGTCCTCATCTCGGTCAATTGCACACCAAACTACAGCCGTTGGGTGATCCCATCCGAAGTCAATTGCTGCTATTCTAGGCCAATGTTCCTCAATATGCACTGGATCTGTTATAACTTGCTCTTCCCCAAGGGGGAATACAAGCCCAGAACCTATGGATGGCCTACCATATCGTCTCATTTCCCTCTCATGTGGGGAATAAGAGGATAGAATCTGCTGCATAACGTCTTCATTAAGGTGACCATTCTCACCATTCATGCTCTTAACTGACTCAGATGCGTCATCCCATGTCGCATTTACTAATGATTGTCCCTTTTGTAGCCTGTTTATAAAGGATGCTACTGTCTCGGTCATCCCACTTTCAGGGGTAAAGGTCATATAAACCATCCCTTTGCGGTCTAATGTCCTTGTTACAGCCTGACTATAAATATCTCTTGATGGTTCCTCGTCCAACCATATACAATCCACACTACGTCCCTGCCATTTCTCTACACCCATCTCATAGGCTTTAAAGAATAAAGAAGAGTTCCCTCCGCTAACATGCTTTATGAGGGCCACACTCTTAGCATTAGGTACTCCTGGCTTCCTTTCTGTTTTAATAATAAGGTCTTTAGGCACAGTGCCTGACCCGAAAGCCTCTGGATCATCGGGGGAACCCAGTAATTCAAACTGTACAATGTCTCTAGTTGTCTCATTTGAGACTCCACCAGCCCACGCTACGATGGGTTGACGGTATACTCTTCCCTCCCACCAATCAGGGTACAGTCCTGTTAGATGGTAACTTAACTCCATACTACCGCAATAAGACTTCCCTATGCGGTTAGCTGCCATCAGAAGCCTCTGGTTGGCCTCTGAGCCGGTTTTATGGAATTTTAGCTGGTAAGGGTAGGGGTCATAAGAATCGATCTTAGAGAAGCGCTCACGCCGTCTTTGCTCTTTGAGTAATTCTAATGCCCTAGTGTTTGAGGAGTGCGTCGAGCTCTTTTTGGATTTCGTCATCAGACATTCTTTCTACTGTGGTCTGTTCTATTCTCTCTATAGGTTTTAGTCCCGCCCTATCCAGTAAGTCCTTGATTGCCCCAAGGCGTACCGAATCGCTTTCTGACGTTTCTGCCAATTCCGATAACCACTTAATACTGGAAGGTACATGATCCGCCAATACTCTTTGAGTTTGTTCATTGATTTCCTTTCTTAAAAGATTCTTTAGTTCGTAGCCTTTCTGTTTAGCTGTCTTCTGTGAATAGCCAGCCTCGATTGCAGACTTGGTAGCATTACCTGTCTTACTGTAAATATCTATGAATTTGTCTTGTCGTTCTGTCATTAGAAGAATGCCCATGATTTAGGCATGGATGCTTGTTGTCTCGCTCTCTCTTCTCTGTCTCTTCTCATTCTGTCAAGCATTTCCATATTTAACTTATGCAACCTTTTTGATTCGGCCTCCTGCTTCTTTTTATTCTCTTCTTCCCGCTTCTTGGCAGCAGCCTCCTGTTTCTTGGCAGCGGCGGCTAAGGCATTAAGTCTGGCAGCTTCTACAGCTTGTCGCCTCTCATCCTCTAATTCTCTTTGCCTCTCTCTAGCTTGCCTTTCTCTTTCATCAGCTTCTCTGGCTAATCGTGCCTTATCTTGTCTATCTTCGGCCTTGGCAGCTTCCTCTCTTTTTTTACGAGCATCTTCCTCAGCCCTTTCTTGCTCTCGTCTAGCTTTCCATGCCAGTCTTTCCGCCTTTCTCTCCAACTCGAATTGATCTCTTTCGGCCTGAGCCACTATCTCTTCTATTCTTTTTCGCTCGTCTTCAGCCGCCTTGTCTTCTTCGGTAAAGACTTCGGTCATTTCTTCAGGACCGCTGGGGAGTGAAGATACTGCCTCTGGTATATCGACCCCTAAAATCTGAGAAGTCACAAAGTCATCAAACTCTTCTGGAGTTGTCTCTGGTCTTACATTTAATAATTCATTAAAAGGAGCATTATAATCAAGTCTGTCTCCCAATAGATCCTCTATCGTACCGGGAAAGGTAGACTCTTCTTCAGCAAAAGGATCTAAAACAGGCATCGTATCTATGTGGTCATCTGGTAGCCATGTACTCGGATCTACAATAGGTGTATTAAACACTGGCGTATTATCTGTTAGTATAGTTCCTTCTGGTGTATCCTCAACTATTACTGTACCGCTATCAGTGCCGACAGGTGTAACTTCTGGGATATTAAAAAAGGATTGAAGGGTATCCGCATTGGTCTGACCAAGATTAATGGGTTGTTCAGTTGTGTCTAGTATACCTGGATTATTCTGTAGAAGAACCTCAATAGGGTCAGTAGAGGCGACACTTCTGTCATTCACAGTAAATTGGTCGTCAAAAACCCCACTGTCAATTGCGCTAATAGGATCTGTTTCCTTTATTTCGTCATAGTACATAATATCAAATGGGTTCATTAAAGTACCATCTTGCTTCTTAAAATAACCCTCGCTTCCTTCTTTGAAATGTGCTCTATCTTCAGGATCGCTATCCAAGAATCGATTATCAAATCTGGCATATTCCTTCAATCGATTGCCAAAGTATCCACTACCAAACAATCTGGAACTCAACCTATCAACCTCATCGGTTGTTACCATATTCTTCCATGATTGGTCTCCCCTTAATACCTTGCTGGGAAATTGCTCTAATGTAGATCTAATCGCAGGGTCATTACCAAGATCATTTCGGATCTTTGTCCCGACACTAGAACCTCCCCAAGTAGCAGGAGCATTCTGTATATCTAATATAACTTCAGGAAAGTCTTGGTTTTCAAACGCATAGTTTCTTGAGTGCTGTGGATTGACACCGGGTTCAACGAGAAGACCTAGCGGTTGTGGATTGCTCCATATATCATAGAAATCCCCGCTTCTCGATAGATTATAATTATTCTCTAAAGAGGGTGCATTCTGCGTTATATTCCTAAAGAATCCTGTATCCTGCTGAACTAAAGGAGCTTGTATATATCTCCCTCCAACCTTGGTAGGAGCAGTCCAAGTCTGATTAAAACTTTGTGTTGTATCAGCCATTATTCTTTTTCTTTGCTTTCTTGTAAGCAGCATATCCCTTCTTGGTATAGGGATAATGTTTGGTTTTACCTGATTTAGTCTTTAGTTTTGGCATATTAGATATTCCTTATGTTACCTTGGATTACCCTCCGCTGAGTGGAGAGGATATATATATACAGAAAAAAAACAAAGGGGGGTGCCTCGCCTGGTTCATCAGACTTTCATTATAGAGCTCATGATCAAGACTCCTCGCCGAACTGGAACCGGTTTGGGTTCGGGATGGTTCGAACCGAGTGTGTGCGTGGGGAAAAGACGTTGTACCAGGAAAAAAAGAATGACCCATAAAGGTAGGTTATTGGATCACTACTAAGGTCTACATCTATATACATCTATTAAGGGGATAAAAAAGTCTTGACACTCTCTATATGGTATGATACGGTTCAGTCATCAATCAACTTAATGGAGTATTCGAGATGAAGAAAATCACAGTACGGATCAAATGCGTTTATGGCGAAGACAAGGTTTACCCAGTATGTGACGACTCAAAGCTATTTGCTAACATTGCTGGAACCACAACCCTCACTGATCGAACTATTGCCACTATCAAGAAACTAGGATATAGTATTTGGGTTGAACAACAGACCTTATAGGAGATAACGATGAGATATACATTTTCAGACATACCGAATACCGATGAAGGTAGACTATTGGTTGACCTTATGAGAAAGTATCTAAATAAGAAAGACTATCGATTGAGGGCACGAGGTCAATATAGAGATCATTCTAAACTAAAAGACGGTGAAAGATTCTCCAGGTATAACTTGAAACTCGATAACAGTAAATGCATCAGGGTTTATATTGACGATTTGAAACAACAATCAACTGAAACTATAGCCTACAAAAACTATTGGAGATAAGATGACAACATCAGAAGCATGGAAAATAGTCGGAAATCAGAATAAGCAGTGCATACGAAACATGGTCAAGGCCTTGAAAATGTGCCAATGGCTTAACACTCCAGAAGATCAGCGTAGACTAGAAGCCGGTCAGATAGCACTAAAAACTAACAATCCTCGCTACAGTTGACACAACAAAGTCTAGTCTATATACTAGGCTTTCTTGTATAAACCTTAACGGAGTATCGATAATGTATTATCATTTCCTAGATGAATCAGGCAACGAACTACCAAGTACCTTTGAGGTATTTGAAGTAAACAAAACTAATGTACTTGATTTCGCTATCGGTCAATTCGGAAAGACTTATTATGGTTCAGTAGCTACTGATCTCACGCCTACCGAGGTCATGGGTTTCTATTGGTGGAGCTGCTCACCGGGATGCTTACCTGATAGTGATGCCACTGGATCTTTCACAACAGAAGCTGAAGCTATAGCCGACGCTCAATCAATCTAACGGAGATATAACAATGGATAGAATCAGACAGTCAGACTTAGAGCATTATGCTGGGCTAATTAATCAGGCTACTAATAGCCCTATGGAAACACTAACACGAAATGAGACAGGGAAACTGACCGCTAATGTTGGGAACTATTATATTTCCGGCGCCTATGGTGGAGTATCGCTACATCGAAACGTCAACCTGCATGGTGCTTGCACCGATGTGTTTAATTGTGGTCATGTACCAAAGAGAGACTTATACAATAGAATGCGTGCATACCTTGCAGGGATAGAGGATTCCAACGCCTTATTCCTGGAAGAGCATTACGCCTAATGGCGAGGAAAAACAAATGAAAACTATAGAGTGTGAATGGTGTGAAACAGTGACGCCAAAAACCAGGAAACATGGATGGATAATCGTAGACAATGAGACTCTAACCAAAGAGCTATACTGGCTATGCAATGCTTGCCATTCATACGGCACTGGTGTAAACTCATGGGATGCTTACAATAATGCCAGGGGTAAACCGTCATGGCAAAAGTAAACGCTTGCAGCCCTTGACAAGAGGGTAAAAGTGTGGTATAATCGAGGGGATTTAAAGAGTTAATTTAATTAACAGGTAAATTAGGAGATAGTTATGGACTACAAACCTTATCCAAAGTTTCTATCTAAAGAATGGTTTAAAATGTACTTCAATCTATATATAAGGAGATAGTTATGGGCGATATGGAAGAGTATTTTTGGGAGTTGTCAAAGCGTGTTAAAGAAATAGCTGATAAGATGTTTGACCTTAATAATCAGATGAGCTCCTGGGCTTATGAATTAAAGGGGATACAGCATGAGTTAGGTTCTTATGATGTTGATCTTGATGAGCCGGACCTGAATGGTAAGGAAGAATTTGATCGCGCTGTCGAGGGCGGTGACGTTGACGGGACTTTACCTTAAATAACAATGACTTACGGAGGTTAATCATGAGTTTTAACTGGGTTGAAAAACACAGTACAAATTGTAAAAATTGCGGTCAGTTAGTGGATGAGCGAGAGTGTATTCCCGAAGATGATGGT